GCTGGGTGAGGAAGGCGTCGATCACATCCGCCGAGCTGGGCGCGGTGAGGTTAGTGGTGATGAAGGTGAACCCGAGCACGCTGGCGACCAGGGTAAGGAACACTGTCATCCCAGTCACGTCGTTCATCAGGTTGACCACTGGGGTCGAGATACTGTTGAAGGTGTGACCGTTGACGAACTGGTCGAGGATCTCGCGCTCCTTGTCCTGTAGACTGAAGCGGTACTCGATCACCTTGTCCGGTTTTCGCTTGGTCATGAGAACGCACCAGCCAGATCACCGAGGAGAGCTGCGATGTGGCCCGCCCCCAGGAGCCAGCCGAGGACGAATGCAAAGGCGTTGTCGACGACCAGGCGCTTCACCTGCTCCGGGAAGCTCTCCTCGTCGTGCTCGTGATGCTCAGGCATCAGGCATCACCGGCCATGCGTCGCAGGCGTCGTTCGCGGTGTCGTGCTCCTGGGGGAGATCGCGCAGAGCTGTGCGGTAGTCCTTCCACGCCTGGCTCATGGTGCGATCCTTGACGGCTCGCCAGTCGGAATCTTCCAGGGCTTGATCTCGCTGTGTTCGAACCTGCTCCCATGAGACGTCGTCCTCATAAGTCGAAATGATTGACCCATCGGGGGCGCATTTGGTGGCTGTCCGCTTCAATTATCTCCCCTCCAGGCAATCTTCGGCACATCATACAGAGTTTGAGCCGTGATCCAGGTGGTGCTCGTGGTGTAGGAAGCAGGGAGCGTGTAGTTGGTTTCACCCTCGGCTTGCAGACCGCCGTAACTTTGGTCCATCCAAAACATGTTATATTTCGAGGTCCGATATATGGCAGGATAGGAGGTATAACCCTGATCCCCTACGATTGCCATAGCGTACCAGGTCTTCGGCTCGAGCGTGACAGTTGCTCCAGGAGTGACCTCGACTCTATCGCCCGTATCGGTCGCATAGCTGACTTCAGAGTTGGCGACCATCTCCATCGGTCGCCCGACATCCCAGCCAGTGTCATCGGATGTTGATAGCGTGTAGATTGCGAATGATCCCGTAGAGCCTGCGTCGCCGGCTCCCCCGAAGAAAAACGCGAGCTCTTCAATGGAGGTATAGTCGCCGGTGTAGAACGGATAATGCGAAGGGACGTTGTACAGTGAAGTTAGGGTGGAGGTGCTAGTATAACTCTGCACGAGAGGGTTGCAGGGAATGAATGAGTTTTCCCCGGTGGCCTCTGTGGGGTAGAATTGCGCGTTGATCGGGGCGTCGGTGCCTCCTCCAGCTGTAAGGAGCCCGTTCCACTCCCCTGCACATACCAGGCGCGCGAGGTTGACGAGCACCAGGCGTCTCATTTCGTCCTCGTTCATCTCCTCGATCGCTATGGGGTTGCCAGTGTCCTGCACGTTTGTGAACGTCACAGTATCGAGATCGATGTTCTGGAGGTTGGTGTAGACCCTGGGGGATCTCTTGTTGGCGTCTGGCAGTGGCATGCGATCATCCTAGGAGTCCATCCCACTCCTGCTTGACTGTCAGACGAGCTAACTGGACCAGGATAAGTCGACGCAGCTCGTCCTCGTTGAGCATCTCGATCGAGATAGGGTCCCCGATCAGCGTGATGTCATCGTTGGTGAGGTTCTCGAGCAGCGTGTTCTTCAGGAGTTTGTATACTCGAGGCGATTGCGCCGGGGCATCTGGCAGTGGCATCCGCATCACTTCAGTTGCTTAGAGCGCGTTGTCACTATCCTCGTGATGGACTCGAGGTCCTTGGTGGATATGAATCCTCGAAGGAAGAGCTTCTTTGCCTTGCTCTCTACTTCTCCCAGTCGACGTCGACCGGCCGCCTTGGTCATCTTAGCCATAGTCCTCACCTCATGCGTTGGTTAGGAATTGGGCCTTGTAGTTCAGAGCTATGCCGACACTCGCTGAAGAGTAACTGGGTTGCTGGACGATCGGCGAGCCTGCAGCACAAGAGCCGATGACGTTGCCCAGGGCGTCGACGACGAAGAAGCCCTGCGTCTCAATCTTCGCTGCATCGACGGAAGTTCCGAACCACTTGACGATCCTGTCGCCCTGGAGCGTATCGCCGATGCTGTTGCCAGTCTGGAGATCGACTAGCTCATTCGTGGCCCCGCCACTCGGGGTGACGTGGAAGATCCTCGAGACTCCTCGTGCGGTGTAGACTGCCATGGCAGCTTCACGATCGGCGGCGGTGTTGTTCATCACCTTCACGATATCGCCTGCCTTGAGAGTGTAAGGTTGGCAGAGCGCCGGCGATCCGTCGGTTACAGCACCTTTGACTGACCAGGGAACGATTGCAGCCACGAGGCCCTGCGAGAGAATGTAGCAGTAGCCGACTCCGTTGTCGCAGCTGACCAGACCAGAGACTACGGTCTTGCCAGGCGCGAAGTCGCCGACGTTCTGCGCTGCGACGGTGTACGCGGTATCTGTGGTCAGAGAGGTGTCAGTGCCCTCCACGGTGTCCAGCTTCAGCGGGATGTTAGTCCCGTCACTGCAGACGAGGTTGCCTGTGACTGTGTTTGTAGCCATATCAACCAATCCTCACATCGAGGCCAAGGGGCTTGATGAGCTTGTTCGCCTGGCTGAATGGTCGGCGCATGACTTTCTTGAAGATACGAGCTCCGATGTTGAAGGTCGTAGCTGCGAACAGCATGGGCACTGCATTTGCCTGGGCGTTATCCATGATCTGCTGGAAGCTGAGAGTCGGGGCGTTCATGATGTCGGCCAGGCTGATCTGCGTAGCGCCAGTGAGCGCGAGCATCTGCGATCCTCTTCCTAGGCCGACGTCCTGCGTCCTCGAGTAGCCGATATCGTACGCTCCAGTCACGGCCTCGACGGGTCCAGAGCCTAGAGTGCCCATGGTGATGATCGACAGATTGCCGTAGGCGACTGCCATGTCATACAGATTGATGAACTTCTTTCTCGAGCGTCGACGCTTCGTCTTTCTACGTGCCATTGAAAGTGAAAGTGAACAATCTGGCTAATAATCCTACTGAAACTCATCGATTGTCTTCTGAAACGTCCCGTCAGGGCCTTTGTGTTGAACAACTGCGTCGATCGTCGACATTTTCTGCATGATGAATTGAGCTAGGGCAGCCTGCAACGGGTTCGGAGGCTCGTACGGCACGATCCCTTCGCCGGTGAGCTTAGCCAGGGTGCTCTGGATCGCCATGGCGAGGGAGGAATCCAGCTCGGCGACCGATTCCTCGAGCTCTTTCCTCATCCAGAGGGCGAGGAGGCCGATCGAAAGCAGGCAGAGGACGTTCAAAACGCCCAGTATGACCAGTTCAGTGGCTACCATGGTATGTCTACCACCCGTGCACCGCCCATCAACCTACCTTTATCCTCTATATTTGTCACCCCGCGCACCCACCCTACTACCGTTCGCGGTTATTGAGCGTTGTTGCTAGCAACCTGTACAAGTAGATATTATTAACTATGAGCATGACAACGGTTCATGCCCGGTGTTTCAATCAACCTCGATGACCAAGCCTACGCGATCTACAACTCGTGGCCTAAGCAGAAGCTCAAGGGAGTCCATCCCAGTCGCTCTGGCAAGGTCTCCACTGCGATCTGCGACTGGTCCAGAGGAGACAGGAAGCAGAAGGAGCTCGAGGACAGTGTGAAGATCCTCGAGAAGGAGAAGGAGTACCTGTTGAAGCTCTGCGAGGAAGCGGGGGTGGAGACATGAGCCAGGTCTCGATCCAAATGGCCTGCGGATGCACTTTGAATCCTGACAACGCGGGAAAGTGGTTGGACCTCGAAGTTCGCCCGCAGGCTATGGACATCATGACGGGCGAGGAAGGCGAAGAAGCGGTCTGGGACGGTGGAGGGTTCAACCCAGGGCGAAGATACGTGTTCCAGTGCAAGACCTGCGATCATGTGGTCTGTCTGAATCTAAATCTCTTGGATGATTGAATGACACGAAAGAAAGCTTTCTTCGGGCGTAAATGCCGAACTCGGGGTTGCCTGGTCCTATACTGGATGCAGAACCCTGAAGGCTGCCCAGGCTGCGGGGAGGGATCTCAATGATGAAAGGACTCTGGCAGTGCCCGCAGTGCGAGACGTGGTGGAC